AAGTTGGCCAATGAAGCCTGAGCAGCTTAGCTGCTTCGATGATAGACGGATGTGCGTTCATTGCTGAGGACGCACGGAATCGACGAAGCCAGAGAGAATGGCGGATTGGAATGACAGGCGACCGCCATCATTGGTTTCAACCTTAAACTGGATCGAGTTCCACCGGCCCTTGCTGATCAGGTTGTAGGCTTTCAGGAACTTTTGCGAGTTCGTGATGCTCAAGTTGGGATCGATGGTGGAGAACGTCCCGCTCATGTCCTTGGCGTATGAGACCGTGACATCCGTGTTCTGGGTGCTGTACGGGTTATCGAACGCGAGCTGGACGCTGTAGCCGATCTTGTCGGGGATGGGTTCTCCCAGGGTGAACGCCTTGGTGATGACGCTCGACTGATAGCTGGAACCGCCATCGAGGTAGGACGACACCTGAGTCGGGCTGGTGCGGGTATTCGGCAGGTAATCGTTGAAGGACCAAACCTGACCGCCGCCCTCGTTCACTGCGGTCATGTCGCCCGCGAACATCAGCACGGGGCCGAAGTTGGCGAATGAGGTGGTGAAGAAGTCGTTCACCTGCCAGTTGTCCCAGTAGCCAAGCCAAGAGCGGGCCAATGAGTGGTAGACGATGATCGCGTTGTTGCGAGGGATTAAGTCTTCAAGTTCGAGCGAGAACCCGTTTTCGAGAAGAATGGCGTACTCGTTTTCGAGACCCACACCGAACGGTCCTTCCTGAACGAACGGAACCGCGAGCAGGTATCGGTTGTTCCAGAACACACCGTCGCAGAGTTCCAGCTTGGTCTTATCGATGCGGCTGATGAGATCGTTGATCGGGCTGGAGAGCGCGAGTCCAACGCTGGTCTGGGTGCCCGCTTGGATCTGGGCCATCGACCGGATGCCATCACGCGAGAGGAAGAACACATCGGCACCGACAGCGGCGATGGACCGGTGCGAGGAGCAGCCGATGTTTCCGCTGACGAGCGAGATGGACCAATCGGCAGGATCAAGCGTGGGATCGGCATCCACGGTCCAGATGGACCGCTCTTTGAACACGAGCAAGCGGTATCCGAACCACGAGTAGAGACCTCGAATCGGATCGCCATCACCGCCCACTCGAACGGAGCCGAGGGGGTCCCATGATTCGCCATCGAGGATGTCCGAGAAGTAGAGGGTATCAGGAGGAACGGATGTATTAGCTGACGCGCACCAAAGACGATTGGTATGCGTGGTTAGATAGATTGCTTTGCTCGGAGGCGTGAGCGAAACGAAAGCGACTGCATGTGAACCGCCGCCGCCAGATATATTTACAGTTGGAGCGGTAACGTATCCACTTCCAGGATTTGTAATGCTGATTGCTACCAAGTTTCCGTCATTGGCAACAATGGCAACGGCGGTAGCCGTAGTCCCACTTGGAGGAGCAGAGATTGTTACCGTTGGAATCGTGGAAAGATTTGACCCCTGATTAATGACATCGATGCGGCTGATCTTTCCGGCTGCAACGGACGCATTTGCATTCGCGCTGCTTACATACCTCAGCGAGTTGTAGCCGTCCGAGTAGAACAACTTCTCGTTGAGCTGAGCGAAGTAAACGTAATTGGTCAGCGGGCTGAACGTGGAGCCTGAGATGACGTTGTACGAAACACCGGGTGAACCGTAGTACAACTGGTTGGTGTTCGCGTTGATGTCATTCAGGGCGATGACCAGACGCTCTGATGCGGACGTATCGAAATAGAAGCCAGAGTAGACTTGGCAGTTGACTGGGAGGTTGGACGCGAAGTTGGAAGTGGTGGACTCCCAGTTCGTGATAACGTCTTCCCAGTAGCTGGTGATGCTGTTGCCAATTAGCGAAACGGACCCGAGTCGAGTGACCAGATTGCCGAAGTCATCGTAGTCCATGTTGATGGCCGACTCCAAGCTGGTCGCTGGGATAGCATCTGGACGAGTGCCTGAGATTACGCCAGTGCTAAACCCATTGCTTCCATCTAGAAGCATCTGGTCGTCGAGTGCGTCTGAGGATTGGAATGGCATTAGGTGATGTCCTGAAAGGTGTAGTCGTAGAGGCTGTCAGGAATGATCCGGCTGATCTGCTGCTGTTGGCCTCGCTCCATGTCCTTCATAATGGAAACCTGAGCGGCTCCCTCTTGGAACTTCGCTTGGGCTTTGCCGTACTGCCGCGAGTATTCGAGGAGATCGCCTTCGGTGTAGGCCATCAATGCATTCTCAACACCGTGCAGCTCGAAGTTGCTGTCGTTGGTGATGGTTTGAGACTCACCAAACTGACGCATCTGGGACTGCTTCTTGCCGAGAACAAAGAGGGTTCCGTTGACGTTGGGAACTGGGATGAGCTTGATCCTTGGGACACCGGCCAGTCCGTAGGCAACGTCCATGTTGCGGACCCAGTTAACGAAGTTGTTGGGCGTGGACTTGCGGCTATCGACGTTGTTCCAGGTGTTGGGATCGAGCTGGAAGAACGAGACCCATTCAGCGGACGGGATCTCGATGCCATCGGTATCGCCATCAATCGTGAACTTCGCGGCCACCGGGAAGTCCATGTACATGTTGTACCCGGTGTTCGAGGAGTAGGCCGTGGTGACGAAGGTGTTGATCGTATTGATCTCATCGCCATCAGCGACGGAGATCGAGGTTACCCCGAGGGTATCGTTCCACAGGCACGAATCCCAGATCATGGAGTAGCGGCGGATACAGAACTTCTTGGCCAACGTGAGCGTGGCCGAGTCCGTGAACGACAGCTTATCGCAAGCTGCTTGCGCTACTTCAGAGGGTTTCATTAGGCGAAGTACTCTTGAGCCGTGATCGTCGAGGTGGTGCTTTGCTGGACTGAACCATCAATGTTGTAGTTCAAATGCATGCTGCCAGATCCATACACATGAACCTTGTATGTAACAGCAGACGTTGTGTTAGGTGAGTCAAAAAACTCAATCTTAACATTGTTGATGGCTTCTACTTCTCCATCTTCGTAGCTTGCTGATGCAATACCGGCAGTTCCTGTTCCAGTGCTTGTTCCGATTGGTGTTCCATTTCTGGTGATTAGGAAAACGCAGTTCTTTGAAAAGTTGGTCTTAAACGAGTAGTTTATAACGGCTGAAACAAGCACCTTTGATGATCCGCTTCTAGGCGTAATAGATGTACTCATTACATCAGCACCAGACCCAGTTGTAGATGCTGCAACTATAACCCTAGAATCATATACACCCTGCTTACACTGCGGAGAGTTTAATGGTGTCTGAACGAACTGGCTTGAGTTAGAGGCCCTAAGGTTTCCGGTGGAATCAAGAATGATAACCTTATCGGTATCAGTATCAACATTCTGAGTGGTGATGTTCGGGAACGTAACCACGTTCGCATTCACCGTCAGAAGATCGGTTCCAGCGTTTCCGATGGTGGTGTTACCATTGACCGTAAGGTTTCCGCTTGCAGACAAAGAGGTTCCGCTAATAGAAGAGCTGGATGCAATCGAACCAGTTACGGTAAGGTTGTTCGATATGACGGTAGCACCAGTAACATTGAGGGTGCTATTGATTGTTAGCGGATTGGAGAATGATACGTTTCCAAAGAACGATACATTTCCATTGCAGGTTAAGGTTGAGTTAAGCGTTGTGTTGGATGAAACGGTAAGGCTTCCGGCAATCGAATTTGATGAGGCGGAGTTGGTTTGGGTGATGCTTCCAAACACCGACAGGTTGCCTGCGCTCGTGGAGATGTTTCCAGTTGCGGCGAGTGACGAGAGCGTGGTGGCACCCGTGACGGCCAGAGTGGACGAGAGGTTGGTAGCACCGCTAACGGTCAGGGTGGATGAGAGATTGGTGGCACCAGTCACACCGAGTGTGGAACCGATGGTGGCCAACCCAGAGACTGCGAGGCTGGAGGCTAGTCCGGTGGCACCCGTGACATTCAGGGTTCCGACAATGTTCGCGGCGGTGGTGGAGAGCTGGAGTGCGGAATCGGTTCCGCCGCCATCGCTGACGCTCTTGAGGGTTCCGCTGAGGCTGGCGTTGTCGGAGGTCTTGAGTAGGCCAGTGTAGGTGGATGCTACTGAACTTCCTGTAAGTGGGGTTGCCATATCAGTTTCTTGATCTGTTTCTGTAAGTTGACCTTATTTTCCATTGGTCCTGATAATTTCCAACCACATTCTTGGCATCAGCAACGATTGGGGTGGTTTGCGAGGCAGCGATTACCGCTGCCGCCAAAGTCTCAGGAGAAAGCTCGGTGTATGGAGTTATATCTCCAGCAAGCACTCCGATGGCAGTTGCAGTCCCTGAATTGGTAAACGTAACAACAAGGCTCCCGGTAAGATCCGTGATCGCTCCAATCGAGCTTGGGCCAACGGTGAATACATTATCAGCGTTTCCTGATGCATTCAGAACTCCTGGAAGCGTTGCTGGATTGACGGTAAATGTGAACGTGCAATCGCCCACCAATGAAACGATGAGCTGAAGGAGCGATGGGCCAGCAATGAATGCAACGCTGGAATCACCGGAGATGTTTACGCCTGCTGCAAGATTGATCGGGTTTGCCGTGAACCGAGCCCCGACGTATGTGAACGCCGACATTGCTCCGCTCTTGTACGGAAGTACCCAAGCGGAAGGAGCAAGATGGCCATACGGAATAGCCGCCAACTTAGACGAGATGCCTTGTCCCGCGCTTTGATTCCTGAGATCTGTGCGCCCCCACATTGAACGCAACGAACCGGTGTCACCGCCTCTTTGTCTAAGCGGTAACTGGCAGAGTATCGTCGTGTTTTGTTTGAGGGCCATGAATCATCCCCAACCGACTTCGATTCCGCCATAGAAGTTGCTGGAAGCAGCGGTTGCTGCTCCAGAGAAATAGAGCCAAACAAGACAAGCTCCATCCATTACACGCGGAAGGCTTGGCAACTGGTTGAGAAGATCGCGTTCCGCAGCCACTGAAGCCGTGGTAATCGGAAGAGTCAGCAGCGGTCGAGCAAGGCAGAGGGAACCAGAACCGGCACCAGATGCCGCTGAGAAAGTGACGTTTGCCACATTTGAAACTCCGGTATCTCCCGAAGCCATAGGAAGGAATGGGCCGTAATTGTTTGCGGAAGTTCCAGAATGGGATATATGGCCTGCAATCGCAGATACGGTCATCGAAACGGTGACCGGCATATTTCTGCCCGATGTGGGAGTGGTGTTCGAGTAGCTCAAGCTGATGTTATGAGCGGTGGCACCAGAAGTAACATTTTGAACAAAGAACAGCCTACAACCAGCACCATTCGTGTATCGAAGCGTGGGTGTTCCGGTAAGCGTTTGAGTGGTGGCTACGGCGGTAGAAATGCCGGGCCAATAACCCTGAAGATCGACCAGCATGAGTTGAGCCGGAACGCCGGTAGCAACGCCAGTGACAGCCGAGACGTTAAGGATGTGCTTGGTATCCGGGCTGACGTTTTCACCGTGGCGAATTCCAAAGATCTGAGTTCCGTTCCCGGTAGTTTCGTCGCAGCTTTTCCAAGCTAGAGCGGTTCCAGTGAATGCGTTTGCGACTGGGGTTCCGGCTAAGCCGCTGAAATCATACCACCGTCCTGCGGTGTACGCACCCGCACCGGTGATCTTGTTCCAATCGGTTCGATTGAACTTTCCGTTTGTCGTGATCTCGTTGATGAGATCATCCATTGAAGAGAAGCCCATGTTAGTTCCAGGTGAATTGCAGGAATCCCCTCAGAGGTGCAGGGGATGTAGCGGCATTGTTGAGTATCAAAAAGTTCAAGTAGGAGTTGTTTTGGATTTGTACGCAGTTGGCTTTGTGCGTGAAGAACACGGTTTCTGCCTCGGTGTTCTGCTCTCGAACCACATGAGTTGCAAGCGGTTTGACCAAAACGATGTGGCAGAACCCGCCCATGCTGGCGTTGCAGGTGACTCTTTGGATGCTTCGGATACCTTTGTCTCCGTTGGCAAGCGGGATGAATGGTGATGCTGCTCCTACGCCTAAGGTTGAGTCGATGTTGTTGGCGATTCTCCCAATGGTTCCGGTCGAAGCGATTCCGAATGTGCTTGTCCTGTTGGCTGTTCCTTCGCTGTTGGTGTAGGTGACGGTGACTGTTCCACTTGAACTCATTGGAGCTGCGACAACGAGGTAGGCTTGGACGCCTTCACCTGAGGTGTACCTAGATATGCTGACCGGGTTGATCATGTCCTGCGG